AGAAGCTATTTCAGGAATTCCCGATATTAGTTTCGATGCAATGAAATTGGACGTCTCTCCAGGATACCCGTATGTTTTGAATAAACCCATTGGTACAGGCTCGAAAGGATATTTTGAGCAACCGGAGGGAGCAAAGATTCCGTGTGATGAACTTGTTTTTGATGTTGAAAACCGTGAAAAATTTTATAAAGATGGCAAACATTGTTCTACTATTTGGATTGATTGGCTCAAGGACGAGCGGCGAAAATTAGCTAAAATTGAAACTGGGCAAACTCGTGTATTTTCTATTGTACCACTTGATTTTAAAATTTTATTCCGTCAATATTTTGGACATTTTACTACTACATTCTATTCTAATTATTGTAAATTTTATTCAACAGTTGGGATAAATCCATATTCAGATGATTGGGATCTTCTTGCCCGCCGATTGCTCACTCATGGACAAAAGAACTTTGGCGGGGACTTTAAAGCCTGGGATGGAACTATGGATCCGGGAGTTAGGTCTACTTTTGTTGAACTTGTTAACGATTATTATAATGATGATGATGTTTCAAAACGGGTTCGAATTTTGATGATGGATGAAATTATTTATTCAATACACATGGCTCGTGATCTTCTGTACATAACTACTCAAGGAAACCCGTCTGGTTGCCCAATTACTATTATTTTGAATACATATGTTCATGCTGTTTATTTGCGTGTTGCCTATCTTGAACTTGCTCCCACTGACATGGCCTCATTGAATTATTATGACCGACTTGTGGAAGATGCTATAAATGGAGACGATCACATCCTAAATGTTTCCGACAGAGTTGCTGAATTTTTTAATTTAAAAGCTTTGATTCAATATTTTAAAATTAAAGGAATAACTTTGCAACATCCGAAGAAGGATGGAACTGTCCTAGCAACTGCCCCACTTGAGGAATGGGACTTTTTGAAGAATAAATTTTTTTATGACTCTGGAAAATATGTTCCTCAATTGGATATGGATACTATTCGGGAAATGCTTAATTGGACAAAGAAAAATGAGGACCCGCGAAAATCTGTTATTGACAATTGTAACACCTCTCTACGCTTTGTTGCTTACTATGGCCGTGAAGAATATGACCGACACCGTGACAGGATTATCCTGAAGGCCCGTGCTCTTGGCGAGCACTTTCCACTCTTGACGTTCGAGGAAGCGAAGGCTTACCACGGACGATGGCTTACCGATCACGATTTTGACTTCTATTGACAATTAATTTGCTTGCTGATTCTTATGGACTGGCCCGAAAGGATTGCGGAACAACTAGCTATCAGCAAGCATCTAATTCTGCTGCACATTACCCTGTATATATTTACTCGGGACGACTGCTGTGTGTGCAGGGATCAGCAAATAAATG